TTACTAGTTGCTTGCAGTTTCTTTGTTGCAGCAGTTAATGTTCCACCAAGCTGTATTGTAAGCCTACTTGCATAAAGTAGAGCATTTCCCCCTTTTAGCTTGATGCTAGGAGCCGCCATAGGCGAACTCATACTATCAAGCCAAATCTTGTTGATCGCAACAAATGTATTGGTGTATGGGTTTGATACTTTCTTTGATGATGGTATTCTGTTATTACATACAATATTAAATGCATCTTGAAGTGCTTTAGCATCCCACATTGAATTATTTCTATTGCTCATAAGTGAAGCATATGAAGGAATTGAACCTACTGAATCCCATATAAACAATATTGGTTGAACTATATCACCATCTCTTTGCATATCCAATATATCATTCATACACATTGCAACATCTTCAACACAAGGAAGTTCTCTTTTCTTGGAAATTCTTTTTCCTTGTGAATGGTCAAAATCGCCATATTTATCAGCTAATATTTCACTATCATAATATAGAAAATTCTCTCCATTATAATCTACTATTTGATTTTCAACTGTAGTTGTTATTTCTCCAGTTTCTGGGTCAATATGTTCAACTTCAACATCACCATATATTGGAGTTGCTTTAACTCCACAATTCATTGCAAATTGCCAAGAAAAGTTGTTTTCTGTCTCAAAAAGGACAATCAAATAACCTTTTCTTTGAGCTGATGCTATTAAACAATTCTTAAGAAGTGATTTTCCACTATTTGAATGACCGTATATCAAAGTAGTCACGCCTACTGGAATTCCAGGAAGTTTAGTTGCTTCTACGAATGCCTCTGGCATTGTTATAAAGTCTTGTGGCTTATCTGCTGATGATACTACCATATTGGTTTTTGTAACATTTAATCCTAATTTTGCTTTTAAAGCATTAATGTCAGGTCTCTTAAACTCCTTTTTCTTAATTGGTTGTTTCATAATTAAAACACTATTTTAAAAAAATTATTTTCCATAAAAAAAATTAAACTACATCTGTTAGTATTACGCAATAATATGCGTCTTCTTGTGGGACATGTATAATAACTTCATTCAAGAATGTATTACAATCAACTATACCTTCTTTTATTACGAATTGTGCATTTGGATTGGTATATCTATCTTCGTTATAATACCATTTGAATCGTAATGGTGTTCCCACTTTATATTCTCTCTTCAGTCTCATAGTGATATATGTCTCTTGTATTAACAAGGTATCTACGCCCAATTTCATTTTCTGAGATTATATAGAAATCACCTATATTCGGAAAATCTGTATCACAAGCATATGTTGTTGGCGCTGTTATGATTTCTCCATATTTAAAGACACCAAAAAAATTAAATTTAACAGCATCTCCTTTATAGAATTTCTTAAATCTTTTTACGTTCATAATTTTTTCTTAATTTTTCATCATCTTATCCCTTATCTTATTCTTCCAACATTTCCTACAGATTGCCTTATATTTATCGTTTCCACCAATCTCAACTTGTGAACCCTCAGTTACAATTACACCATCTTTATCAAATCTTGCATTGATTGATGTCTTCTTTTCTCCACAAGCACAAGATGACTTAATTTCTTCAATATCATCAGCAATCTCAAAAAGTCTCTTAGAACCTTCAAATAAATGAGATTGGAAGTCTGTTCTTAATCCAAAACACATAACGTTAACATCAAGGAAATCTACCACATCAGACAATTGGTCTACTTGGTCTGCCGTTAAGAACTGTGCCTCATCTACAATTACCCATTTAAGCATTTCAAGCTGTGACGCAAGAACATTCTTATACGCCTTAATTGCCTTATAAAGGTTAACATCCTTATCAACCATTATACACTTTCGCTTAAGTCCAGCCCTTGACTTAATGACACCTTGACCATCCCTAGTGTCTAGGGATGGCTTCAGTACCATTATTTGTATTCCATTTTCCTCTAAGTTAAATGCTGTTGAGAGAAGTTGTAGAGTCTTTCCACTATTCATTGACCCAAACTTAAAAAATAACTTCTTACTATCCATATTGATTTCAAAAACATTGCCTATTATTAGAATGGGAGGTCATCTCCCTCATCCTCATCTTTAACATCATTTCCATCGATAATATTCACACCACTTGATTCTGCTATGTCAGAGAAATCCTTTGTAGGCTCTGAAGCTGTTTCCTCTTCTTTCTCCTTTTCAGCTTCTTCCTTAATCTTATCTAACTCTTCCTTATCAATGTACTTATTTGCTTCTTTACTGAACATTGGAACTCCGCCCATTGCAATAATTTCCATATATTCATATGGTTTAACGGTATAAACTTCATTCCATTGTTTGCTATCATTAATCCATTTTTCTCCAAGTTCATAATTTTCTGAAAGTGGTGATGGAAAACCAGCATCAATGATTTGAATTGCTGTCTTATTATCAGATGTTCTTGTAAGGGTTACAACAAGGTCAAGACCATTATTAAGGTCAAAGATGCTATACTTATTTCCTTTCTTTGCTGCTGCTTCTGAACGAATCTTTGCAAGGTTCATAATCTTGTCATAAACTCCATCTTTCTTCTTTGAAGAGTTGAAGAGCCAGAACTTAACACCATCTTCCTCATGGTCACGTTCAATACAGCGCACAATCCACATTTCCTTAACACGATTAAGGAATTCAATATCACCGTACTTCTTCTTGGTTGGTTCATCCAATGACTTTGACTTAAGTTCCCTTGCCTTTGCTGATGTCTCACAGAAAGGACATCCATCACCCATAACAACACCATCTTTCTTGTTATGTGTTGGACATACAAAAGTCTTCCATCCACTAGATGAAACTTCCTTATTTACCTTTACGGTATGCATAAAAACTTTCTTGAAAGGACTACCACCTTCTGGGGAGAATGGTAACAGTCTAATTGTAAGTGTCTTTGAATCCTCGTTTGATGCTAATCTTGCTTGTAAATAATTCTTTGTGTCAAACTGAGTTTTCTTTTGAGGTTGTTTTTGTTCTTGTTCATACTGGTTTCTAACTGCGTCATCATCAATGTTGACACTAAAATTTTTGTTGTTCATAAATTGAAATGTTTAAAAAATTATTTTAGATGCATACCTAACGTATGCTTAAATTATATTGCAAAGATATAAAAAAAAAATGAAAAAAACAAATTCTGGAGGCCCTTTTTTCACATTGAACCACCAGAATTTCATATAATTAAACCTTGATTAAAACTTAAATAGCTTATCAAGCGTTTGAATGTCATCATCATTAATCTTGAAGAATGTGCTTGCAATGTCTTCTGCTGGGTTGTCAACATCATCATTGGTAATGGTATATTCTTGAGTTGTTGGCTCTGCATTATCAGAATATGCCTCATATCCACCTTCTTTAGCTTTCTGTGACCAATAATCAGTTGGTTTAACATTGAAAGGATAAGAATCCAATGAACGAAGATTCAACTTCTCAGTCTGGGTTGGATTTCTCTTTTCAAACTCTGATTTCAGTGCCTCAATTTCAGCATTATTGCTATCAACCTTCTGCAAGAGATTACTTATTGAGTCAATTAATGATGATATTCTGTTATCAACCTTTGAAATGTCTCTACCAATATTGTTCTGTTTAACATTAAGTTTATCCTCTGCCTTTGTTAAACCATCAATGTTGATTGTATCACCATTATCTTCTTCATCTTCATTAGCAAGTGGGTCTTCACCACCCATATCATCGCCCATTGGGTCAGCCATTGGGTCAGTGCCACCCATTGCATTAGGGTCTTGCGCCATTGGGTCTCCACCCATAGGCATTCCACCGTTAGGGTCTCCTCCTGCCATTGGGTCTTGTCCTCCCATTGCGTTAGGGCCTCCTCCCATTGCATTTGGGTCTTGAGGCATTCCACCTCCCATAGCATTAGGGTCTCCACCCATAGGTGCTCCACCACCCATTGGGTCTTGTCCACCCATAGCATTTGGGTCTTGGTCTTCTCCAGCTTCTTCTATATCATCTTCTGGAAACATCGTTGGTATATATGCCTCACTGAGACGCATAAAGTGTTTATGTGCCTCATACAAGTTATTTTCTTTAAGATACTTAACGTTAGTTGCCATTGGTATATTAATCGTTCAATAGTTCTTTATTGTCTTCAGTTAAAATTGTTTTTGAACTCTCAGTTCTTTCAATGAGTCCCTTATCCTTTTTTACTCTCTTCACTGGAGCTGTTGAAGGCTCTGTTCCACTCAACACACTCTGTGCCATTGCTATCTTTTCACTTGTTGTCATAACTTGTTTATTTTCAACTATATTATTTTCAACCTTCTTCTGAGGTTTCATGCTCTTTATTGGTTTAATTATAAATTTTCCCATACTCTATAAGTTTTGTTTCTTATAAATATCTCATTACTTGGAAAATAACGACTTTTCATCCAATTTAGTTAAATTTGAAATTGAAAGTTCTCCATTGGTGATGATTATGAGTTTATCTTTGTATTTATCCCAATCAACAACAAATTCATTATTTGGAACATCATTGGAAT